ATGAATTCGTGTTCAAATTTGATTACTGATTATAGATTCTGGATTGGCGTAACTATCAGCTATCCACTAGAACATTTTCTCTGGGAACATGTCTGGCCTTTTAGTTTAGTGATGAAATTTTTAGGACTTTAGTTTATGCGGTCACATATATGGACTATCTTCCATAAGTAGCCCCAGTATAGAAAATCAGTGACCGCGCCAAATTAAGTAGAGAGTGTTCTTAATATGTGACTATGTTTAATTTCCTCGTCCTGATACATTTCAGGGCTTGTATGGAACCAAACTACGATTGCATAGCGAACACCTTCTACTTTCTTGACACCGTGAAGATATTGCCAACTACCTGGATACATCAGTATGTCTCCGGCAGCAGGCTTCTTCTCAATGTCAAAGAACGGAAAATATACTTCTCCCCCTTGATAATCATCATTTAGATATACTACGCAAGTTATGTCACGGTTGATGTCACTTCTGCGAACAAATGTTCCTTCTACGTATTGACCATCAATGTGCGGCCAATAGTGAGTTCCGTTAGGGTAGTGGAGAAAATCTATAGAATAGCTATTGCATTCTACGTTGAATTCTTGCTCTGCAAGCTCCGCACAGCGTTTTACAATAGTTTCAACGTTGTCAGTGAAGCTAGAGTAATCTATGAAACTAGCAGTACATATGTCGGGATTATGAACAGCTACATACTTGTTATCAACGACACTTCCTACTGTAGCAGGAATAGAGTTTGCTGATATTGCAGAAACAAATAGCTGCTCAATAAGGCTAGAATCTATGCAATCTTCAAGATGTTTTATTTTTCGAATATCAAAAAGCATGAGAATATTTATAAACATTCTTGACTCCGCATAGATTTCAAAGGTTGACAACTTACTTAAAGTTTGTTATAATAAATTTGTTCTTTGATATTGTTATAGTTTTGCCTAGATAGCTCAGTTGGTAGAGCATTGGTTTGAAGCACCAAGTGTCGGCGGTTCGACCCCGTCTCTAGGCACCAGATAAATAAGTATTATGACTGATAGTTGTATTTGGGTTTATAGAGAAATGCGTTCAGGGGGATCCTGGTTATGCAACTTCTTGTCACATAACTTACAAAAAAGACATATCTTTTTAGAGCACCACTCACAGATTTCTTTAAAGATGAAACCGAATCCATCACATTCTAAATATATATTTTCTACGCATAAATTAGAATACTTTGCTCCAGTGTTAGATTATGATAATCCAATTGTAATCAAATGCTCTAGAAAAAATCATTTTGAACAAATGCTTAGTGAGTTTTTTCTATCTCTAACTGATAGAACAGTAAGTAACATAATTAGCGATGACGATTACGTAAAATTTCAAACCATGACAAATCAGAGAATTAGTCGGGTAACGAAAGAAGATGTAAAATTTTATAAAGATAGAAAAAATCAAGAACTTGTGTTGTTTGAATCTTTTATGCAAGGGCTTGAAATCAATACTATATACTATGAAGATTTTTTTGAAGGTACTAAGATATCTGATATTGATCTTCTTATTAAATTTGATGAAACCGTTACTAAAAAGCTTCCTGATTACAAACAATCAGTTTTTGTAAATTATGAAGAAATTAAAGACTGGTTTTACAACAGTTAAGATTGCGGATGTGGCGGAATTGGTAGACGCCCCAGTTTTAGGTACTGGTATCGTAATGGTGTGGGGGTTCGAGTCCCTTCATCCGCACCAAAGATCGGAAGAAGTCATTGGTCTAGAACGATGCTTCAAGGCACACTATGAGGGTCACTATAATACAGAACCCGAACTGCTGAACCGATACCAATTTGCCCCGATGGTGGAATCGGTAGACGCGGAAGATTCAAAATCTTTTGCCCTTAGGGCGTGGGGGTTCAAGTCCCTCTCGGGGCACCAAGTTTCAACGTTGGTGTAATGGTAACACAGGAAGTCCGAGAGTCCGAAAGGATGGGTAGGCATCAAGATGCCAGTAGCGGGTTCGATTCCCGGCGTTGGATTAATTTCAAATGCTCTATAAGCATTGCTGGCGATGCGCCGGATTCGTAACCCGGAGATAACAGGTTCGACTCCTGTATAGAGCACCAAACTGCTAAATAGTAGTTTGGAGATTCACATGTTTAGAACACTTATACTATCAGCAGCAGCATTATTATTTTCTTTCCCTGCATATGCTCAGGTTGAGAGAGAAACAACAGGTTCGTTAGGCGGAACAGTTATCAATGATGATAACATCGTACTGACTGGAGCCTTCAAGCACGTTACTGATACAGGTCCTAGAGAATACTCATTTGAAAGTGACATTCTATACAAGAGTAATAACGGCGTAACATCTAGAGAACAGATTAACGCATTCGCTAAAATCAATCAGGACATTCATCCTAAGCACTATCTACAAGCCGGCGTTCGCTATAGACATGATCCAAGAACCTTTTCAGAAGATCAAGCAGTCTATAGCATTGGGCACGGTTTTAGAATTGTAAAGAATGATAAGACTAAATTATCAAACGAACTCAGTGTTGGCTATAAGCATGGCACAGGTGGTTACAGTGATATTGTAGTACGTGAAAGTTTATGGATCAGTCATAAACTAAACACAAAGCTTACTGCTAGTAATCAGTTTATGATTGAACAAGGTTCTAGAACTTTCATTCAGAACAGAGCAGAAATCAAATACAAGCTAAGTGATAAAACTAGCTTTTCAATTCAAGACTTATACACAAAAGATTGGCGTGAAGACAACACAGTATCTTTTGCATTCACATTTAAAATTTAACGCACCTATAGTTTAACGGTAGAACAGCGGACTTATATCCCGTAGCGCCAGATTAGCGGCTTGTCCAGGTTCGAATCCTGGTGGGTGCACCAATTAGAATGCCCAGGTGGTGGAATGGTAGACACGCAACGTTGAGGTCGTTGTGGGCGAAAGCCCGTGAAAGTTCGAGTCTTTTCTTGGGCACCAAACATTCTTATCAGACCGATAGATTATTTATAATTTTTGGTTGCATTAAGTCCAATAGTAGTGTATGTAATATATACAGGCTAAATAATTTAACAGACAGGAGTTTATATGGCGGTTCTAGCCTTAGACGTATCGGGTACCCCAAGAACGTGGGTTACCCACGATGAAGCAATTAGCTATCATGCAAAAAACTTGGTTGCCTGGAGTCTAGGTGATATTATCGCTAGATATCGAGGTGGCTATCGTACTGATGGTACGCAGAGTTATCTTGAAACTCCTAGTATCATCGCCATCAAGGGCGAAAGTTTCGATTTTAGAAAGCACAATAAGGTTATTCTAACTAACAAGACTTTGTTCGCTCGTGATCGCAGTATTTGCGGTTACTGCGGGGTTCATGTTAGCAATCACACTAAGTTAAGTCGAGACCACATTGTACCTAGGTACCACGGCGGTATTGATGAATGGACTAACGTAGTTACTGCTTGTATTCCTTGCAATCAAAAGAAAGGTTGTAAGAGTTTGAAGCAATCGGGTATGGAACTGTTATACATTCCGTATGCACCCAACCACTATGAAAACATGATTCTACAAAATCGCAACATTCTTGCTGATCAGATGGAATATTTGATGAGTGGTGTTCCTAAACACAGTAGAATTGTTCAATTAGCGGCTTGACATTTTTTGTCAGGCTGCTATATTGAGTCTAAATAAAACAAAGAACATATTCCCTGATGGCGCAGCGGTAGCGCAGTTGACTGTTAATCAATTGGTCGGAGGTTCGAATCCTTCTCAGGGAGCCAAATTAATGCCCTTATAGCTCAGTTGGCCAGAGCGCCTGATTTGTAATCAGGATGTCGTGGGTTCGAATCCTACTGGGGGCACCATCTATAAGAAGTCAAGAGCAATACCCAAAAGCTCTTGACTTCTTTTCATATTATTGATATAGTTAATTCATAATAAGAGATTGGCCCTATAGCTCAACTGGATAGAGTACGAGTCTTCTAAACTTGGGGTTGCAGGTTCGAGCCCTGCTAGGGTCACCATTCTTTTTGTTTGTAGAGTAAGCAAGATATAAATAGTTTCATGGGGATATAGCTCAGTTGGTAGAGCGACGGCTTTGCAAGCCGTAGGTCCGGGGTTCGAACCCCCGTGT